CCTTCTCTATCTCAGCGTGGATAGCAGTACCCATAATAGCTGACAACTTTAATTCGTTATCATTAGTTTCAGGTTGATCGTTAAGACGATACCAAACTTTTCTACGGCAACCACCTAACTCTGATGGACCTACCTGTGTCTGTTTAGATCTAGCCCTACCAGCATCCTTATCCCGTAGTACTTGTAATAGTAATTCTTTTGGGTCGGTCATATGGACATCCATCCTTCATACTGTGCATCAGGATTGTCCTGTAGCCACTGTGCTCTCATCTTGTTTTGTTCCTCCCAGTTAACATCTGTATCTCTACAGGCCTTTATACCATCCTCATAACCTTTTTCATAGGCCTCTTGGACAGCAAACTTCCTAGTCTTATTCATTGTTCCTACTTAGTGAATTGTGTTTTGATACTAGCAGTACCACCACACCAAACGTTGTATTGGATTGCTATGTTGATAGCTTTCTTTGCAGCACCAGTTGCTTTTGTATGTGTCTTAGTATCATTCTCTAGTGCAACCAATGCACCAAGAGCTAATGAACCACCTGAGCCTATGCCGTATAGATTTCTATCATCTCGCATATACCCGTAGTCATCACTGATCTGGAATAACTTTCCATTAAAACAAATTAAAGCATCCCAACCAGCATCATCATCATTCTTACCCTTAGGAGCAGGGTCATACCCTGCCTCAGTTAGAGTTTGTTTAATAGAAGGTAGAACTCTGATCATCATAAATCTATCAGGATCTTGTGTCTTGATTACCTTTGGTGGTTGCCATAGATTATTAAGAATATCCCCAGCAATTGCATCACCGGCAACAGCAATTAAATACTCATTGACTTTAACAATTTTGTCATAGCCTTTAGCTATGTAAGGTTTATCTGTATATGTGGTCATTGAGTCTGCTGCAAGAACAGCCCAACCCTTACCCTGTATACCAACAATTGCCGTCATAATTGCCCTTCTTTTATCTTGGCTTAATAATAGCACTACTTATAAAAAACGCTGGGATGTTTAAACGACACGCCGTGGAGGCATCGTTTCTCTTTACTAGTCCAAGAATGTGTACCATATGAGCCGTGAGGCGAATTACGGTACGGGCGGCGCTTTGAAGCGCCGCAGTGGTACAGTCAGTATGTTCCGTCTACCAAACCTGCGAAAAAATAAAGAGGACTTACCTCCTAAATTTGGTACAGATCTTAGATCATTAGGACCATTACACACTTGTCCTTGTGGCTCTAAAGTCTTCTCTATCCTAGCTACCTTTGATGACTTTGAAATCTCTTGGTATTTGTTAGATGCAACCTGTACCAACTGTGGCAATCTAGTAATAGTTCCTTGCCCAGTAGATGATCCCGCTAGGGAAATTTAGGGCATATGCCAAATAGACCATATAAAGATATTAAATGTGGCACTTATTCAGGATATCAAAAACATTATAGATTAAAAGAACCAAGTTGTAACTCCTGTAAAAAAAGTGCAGCAGAATATGTTAAAAAATATTATTATAAAAATACTAAAAAAGTATTAAATCGTTTAAAAATATATCAAAAAAATAACCCTAAACGTAAGTTAGCAAAAGAAAGAAGAAAAGCAAGAAGAAGGGCAAGATTAAAAGGTTGTGTAACTGAACCCTATACTCTTGCCCAAATATTTGATACTTATGGATATAATTGTTATTTATGTAACGAACTCATAGATCTAAAAGCTCCTCGTCAGGCTGGTAAACCAGGATGGGAACAAGGACTTCATATAGATCATTTTATAGATATTCAATACGGTGGTGGTGATACATTAAAAAATGTAAGGCCAACTCACGGTATATGTAATCTCCGTAAAAACAAAAAAGAGAGGCGCAATTAAGCGCCCCTCTTTGTATTGCCTCGCAGTACAGTTAATTTACTTTAAGCCATACTCTTTTTCGGTCTTGTCAGCCCACTTAGCAAGTGGACCAGCAATTGAACCAATCAAGATTGCATACTCTGGTGCAAGGTCTGCAGCGAGTGCTAGACCCATTGTTACTGCTGATGCTAATACAGCTCGTAGATAAGACTTAAATGCAGCCTTAGTCTTCTTGCTCTTTAATCTTGCGATTAACTTATCCATATCCATCCTTACGGGCGAACTACACCCATTACTAGAGAGTATGGTCGTTTCCTAAGATACACACCATCTCCATTTGATTGACTGCCCTTGGATCCACTACTGGTATTACCTTCAATTACTTGAAGATTCTTGAACCTAGTATTGTTTCCAACGACTATCCCAACGTGGTCAGGCTGTACATCTTTATCAAACTGGAAGAAAACAATATCTCCAGGTTGTGCTTGACCTATTGGAATTATTTTATTTCTATTAGTGAACCATTTTAAACCAGCATCACAGGAGGCAAAGCCCTTCTCTCCTTGTGCTGCAATACTCTTACCTAACTCAGCCTTATTAAATACCCAAGATACAAACATTGCACACCAAGGTTGGTTATTAGCACCATACCATTTGCCATACTTGTTATCGTTATTGCCAGTCTCTCTATTGCCTATCTCGGCTTTTGCTATCTCTACTACTTTAGTCATTGCTACCTCTTTGAATTAAGACCTGATACAAGGTATCTACTTTTTCCTCTAACCGATTGACCTGGTCTTTTAGACTTGACCCACCATTGGGGCGAAGTTCAGACAAGTAATGTCTAGTTAAGTGTCTTACTCCCATTGCTAAGGCTGATACTAAAGTTACTGCTGATACAGCCAGAGCTGCCCAATCGTTAGGTGACATATGTTTATACCGATCTAATAGTTACGACTAACATTCCGCCATATCCGGAGAATCGTCTGTCGCTTGGTGTCTTATTAATGAAATCAAGTTCTTCAATCAATCCAATATAGGACTCACCTGTTCTGAAGTCCTCTACTCTAATGGTATCGCCAAGATTTTCTACTGATTCAAGTTGGCTCATACGATCATAAGCAGCACCTTCATATCCTGCTTCTACGCCGAACTTATCGCTCTCGTGGTCATAGCAGAATAGAGGGTATTGAATTAATCTTTGACGTGGCACTGCAGGCAGTGACTTGAGTTGATATCCAGTGAATAGTGGCCCTAAGGTATCATCACTATCTGATCTGGTTAATATAAATTTAAAGCCTAGGTACTCCTGTGCTCCTACTGGATATGGGATACCAATCTCCTGCACAGTTGAATCCTCAGTAAAGTTACCAATTAAATATTCTGTATCATCATAGGCAATAGAGTAGATACTTAATCCACCATTAGTGTTATCAACTCTAGGTGTAAGTAACTTAAAGATCTTACCCTCTAATGTGTTGTATCGGACAAAGCCTGTTCGTAGTTCACCCTGATATACAAGATCAGTATCTGATTCTATATAGACAGCACCATTAGTGCCACTGTAATTAGTTGTAAAAGCTAATCTATCTGTTCCATTAATAAAAGCACAGGCTGTGGTGTAGCGACCTGTTATACGATTTCCTGCAGTTTGTGGGAAGTAGTAGGTATCCCAAGCGTAAGGAAATATCAGTGTGCCTAGTGAGGTTCCCAGATCAATTCTAGTAGTTCCTGGAGCACCATCAACATTAGTTGCACACCAAACAAATCTATCACGAGCAGCAAAGTCATAGACTGGTTGCTCTGATTCAAATAACAATGGTCCGTAGGATATAGATCCATCATCTGAAACTGCTGCAACTCGGACACCTTTAGATGTACCGATTAGCATATAGCCTAGGTAGTAGTAAATTCTGTAGATAAGTTCACCGCTAGGCATCTCTGCTGCAGTAATAGCACTGGTGATGGTAGGCATAGCACCAGTAGATTGCAGTGTAAACTTTTGAATATTAGATTGAGCACCAGAAAAACCGGCACAGTAAATAGCAGCACCTGAAGAGGTGATACTGGTATAGAAAAAGTTATCTACTGGGTGGGTATATACCGCAGTGGGTAGTGCTGATGCGGTTGTGGATATCTCAAATACTTTGTTATTAATACAAGCTACGATACGCTCTTTAGTAAACTCCATTACCGCTTTATTAACTACAATAGATGTAGTCTTAAACATTTCAGTTGCGGCAGTATCAGAATCATCATTAAGTAACTTCTTATACATAGCAGTCTTATCAGTACCGCTATCATCAATTAAGGCAATCCAGTAGGCATATACACCATCATCGCAGTAGCCATAGATCCTATAGGCACCGACAGATGCGTAATCTTGGAAGTGGATTACATTGCTAGTTACAGTTCCTGGTGGGGTAACTGCTGCTGATGGAACATCAGCGTTAGTCTTAGCATAGGTAAAGGTAGTAGTACTAGGTACGGTAGCAATTTTGTAATTACCATTAAAGGTAGCATCTACACCAGATACAGTGATTTGCATACCAACAGCTAACCCGTGTGCTGCTGCTGTGGTTAATGTGGCTACGTTAGAGGTTAATGCTTTGTTAGTAACAGATGCAGTAATGGTTGGAAAGACCTTGTCAATATCGTAACCATCAAGCATTAGGCAACCACCATAGGTATTGCTGCTCTTAGTCCATTCAATAGATCTTAAATGCTGTCCTGGTCTTTCATTAGATAACAATTCAGTTTCAGTAATATGAGTAGGTGTTGCATCGTAGATAAGGCTTGCTTGTCCTTTAGTCCAAACATCTACACCTTTAGATTCGGTGTACTGGAAACGAAGTGACTCATCCTGTGCTGGTTCAAAGTATTTAATACCTTGTCCGAAGTGGAATGATGATTGGGATCTAAACCACCAACCAGTAAGAGATTGTTCTCCAGCCTCACGAGTCTGGTCATACTGTTGTTTACGGTACTGGGCAGTTACTCTACGGTATGGTGAATCATCAGATGCTCCAATGAAAAATGGCAGACCAGCAATAGCCATATCATAAGCAACACCGGTACCTGAATAGTTAGTAGCACCTGCTGGATTAGATAATACATAAGGTATGCCTTCAGTAATATTATCTCCGTATGCCATTGATCTCCTTAAATAGAAAACCCCGCCGAAGCGGGGTTATTAATAATTGTTTTTAATTAAAGAGCTGGTACTTCTACCCAAGAAGTAGTGTCTTCATCCCAACTGTAACGCTTGCCATCAGTTGGCATAGGTGTTGGTGCTTCCCACAGATAAGTATCTGAATTTAAAGACCAAGAAGCAAATGGTTTAGGAGCAGCAAAACCAATGCCATCCCAAGTGTAACCAATGCCTGCATAGTTCTTATGTAGTGCTTCTCCACCTTGGCGTAGATTAACTCCACCGTGAGTGTTATAAGATGTCTGAACCCAAGTACCACCTAGGTTAGCCTGACACCATTCTTTAGAATCGGCAACAATGACTTGTGTCACTACACCATCTTCTACCTTTGCATAATGAGCCATTATTATTCCTTATCTTCTCCGTAGAGAACTGTTGAGTTTACTAACTTAACATCTCGCTTTGTTACTATTCCACCCTTTTCATCTAATTGATTCTTAGCAGTTGTCTCATCATCTGCAATGATGTGAACTAGCATAAGAACTTCATAGCTGAAGCATTGTGTTTTCTTTGCATCTTTAATCTTTGTTACATTGTCTTTAGACATATTTCCCTTTCGTTAGATGGCATATCTTACTATAACTATTCCACTACCGCCTGCAGAGTTATCGTTACCTGAAGCATAATTTCCTGCTCCACCACCACCAGTATTTATTGTACCTGGAGAACACACGCCTGAACGCAGAGCATTTGCTCCACCGCCCAAACCACCAACTCCTTGATTGCCAGCAGTAAATGAACTAGAAGCGCCACCACCACCACCTGCATAATAAGTAGATGTACCAGTAATAGACACTGCAACGCCATTACCTCCATCGCCACCAAAATTTGTTCCATCACCATTAGTACCAACGGCACCAGCGCCACCGCCGCCGCCATAATTAGGCTCTGTACCATTACCGCCTGCATAACCTTGATTAGCAGTACCAGCAGCACCAGTTCCGTTTCCTGCTCCACCACCTGAACCACCAGTTGTTGGAGTAGTGTACGCAGCACCACCGCCACCAGTGCTTGTTATGGTAGAAAATACAGAATTACCACCTTGAACACCTGTACCACCGCTTGTAGTACCACCAGCACCTACTGTAACTGTATAAGAAGTTCCAGCAGTAAGTGACAAAGCAGATTCAAGTGAACCTCCACCTCCAGTTGCAGTTACAGTAGAACGAAGGCCTCCAGCGCCACCGCCTCCATAACCTCCTCCTCCTCCACCTGCTACTACTAAATAATCAGCAGTTAAGTTTGAGTAAGGAACAAAGGTTCCTGAACTGGTAAATGTGTGTACCCAATGGGTTCCAGTATTAGTAATAGTTCCGCCACTTGCTTTGGCTACGGAGTATCTAACAATAACAATACCGCTACCGCCTGCTCCACTATTTCCAGTAATTGATTGGGATGGATGTCCACCACCACCTCCGCCTGTATTAGCGGTTCCTGAAGTTGCATTACCGTTTCCTTGTGAAACGGCTCTACCTGCTCCACCACCACCTGAACCACCTGATCCAGCAGTAGATGGTGTACCATTTGCACCACCACCACCTCCGCCAGCATAAGTAACTGATGAACCGCTTATTGAAACCGCAACACCGTTTCCGCCATTTGCGCCTGTTTTAGCGGTTGTCGTATTGCTTCCAGCCGCACCAGCACCACCACCACCTGCGCCTGCTTCTTCACCTGAAGTTGTTGCCCCACTTGATGTATTTCCACCTGCATAACCTTGTCCTGAAGGTGAGGCAGCACCACCAGTACCACCATTTCCAATTGCTGATCCCGCTCCACCGCCAGAGCCACCTGCTATACCGTTATATGGAGATGCAGTAAAGTTACTTCCGCCGCTACCACCACCTGTGCTTGTAATAGTTGAGAAAACTGAATTGTTACCATTGTTACCTAATGAGTCAGTTGTAAGAGCGGCGCCACCAGCACCAACGGTTACTGTATAAGCCTGAGCAGTTAAAGATAGGGGAGATTCTAAACTGCCACCACCACCTGTTGCAGTTACAGTACTTCGTACTCCACCTGCACCACCACCACCTGCGCCACGATTGTAGGCTCCACTAGCACCACCAGCGACTACTAGATAGTCAGCATAAAAGGCTTGAGTTGGAGTAAATGTTCCTGATGAAGTAAATGTATGAATAAAATAATAACCACTAAATTCAATTGTGTTTCCACCTGTAGCTAATGCAGAACCAGTATAGAAATCACCAGATGAATTAAAGGTGTGGATTGTATTACCACCTGAAGTAGTAACTGTTCCACCGTAAGCTTTTTGTGTAGTGCCTGAGTATCGGGCTATAACAACTCCTGAGCCGCCTGCGCCACTACTACTAGTACCGCCACCTTGCCAGCCTCCGCCTCCGCCACCACCAGTGTTTACTGTACCTGCAGTTCCATTTGTATCAGGAGCAGTTGAGCCACTACCTCCAGCACCACCACCACCATCACCACCTACAGGTTTAGTACCACTACTAATAGAGCCACCGCCACCGCCAGCATAAGTTACAGATGAACCAGAAATAGATACTGCTAATCCATCTCCACCTTGACCACTACCGTCTGTATTACCCACTTCACTAGCACCGCCACCGCCGCCACCAGTTGTAGTACCAGCACCACCATTAAATCCTTGTACAGTTGCATTTCTGGTACCACCTGCACCACCAGTAACACCATCAGTACCACCACCACCGCCAGAACCACCAGCGCCACCAGCAGAAGGCACACCAGCATTATAAAATCCGCCACGACCCCCACCTGTTGCAGTAATAGTAGAAAATACTGAATCAGAGCCAGCATTACCATTTGTATTAGATGCACTAGCGCCACCTGCGCCAACAGTTACTGTATAGAGAGTATTAAAATTTAATGTTAAAGCGGTTTCTAATGTTCCACCACCGCCAGTTGCGGTTACTGTGGAACGAAGTCCACCTGCACCTCCGCCACCGCCACCACTGCTTCCACCAGAACCACCACCAGCAACAACAAGGTAATCAACAACTAAACCTCTAGAATAATTTTGAGATGCGTATATTCCAAGAATAGGCATTAGGCTATATCTCCAATCACATACCAAGAATCTGTATCTCGTTTAATCAAAGTAAGTGCAGAGTATTGCGCTCTGCACTTTGGCGTAGCTGGAGTTGCTCCAGTTGATACTACTGTTGTAGTACCAGATGTTGCTGCCTGAACAGTTACCTGACCAGCACCAATCTGAATAAGATTTATTTGAGTTCCTACTGGAAATGCAGTAGTTGCATTAGTTGGTATTGAATAAGTTTGAGCAGAAGCATTGCTAGCTGTAACTAATTTATTATCAGCATCTGCTAATACGAATGTGTATGTAGTACCAGTCTGGGCATTAAATGCTAATGCAGCACTTGCTGATACGGTACCGCCTGTTATACCTACGGCCACTAGTTTGCCTCGCTTCCGAACGCACTAAAGGATGAAGTTCCAGTAGTTGAATAAACAGTAATAACATCTGTGTTTGCTAGTGTAAGTCCACCAGTAAAGGTAAAGATTGCACCAGATGGAACTTGAACTCCATAGACTAAGTAATGTTGATTAGCAAGAGTTGCTCCTGCTGGTCTTACTGCGATACGAATAGTATCGGCTGCTCCACCTGTATTTGATACATTAAGAGTAGATACAATCACAGCATTGCTTGCTGTATATAATGTAGTTGCAGTAGCAGCACTAGGTGCTGACTGGGCTAATACTTTATAGGTTGGCATTAGGCTATATCTCCGATCACTGTCCAGGAATCTGTACCAGTCTTGATTATGCTTGCTGCAGAATATTGTGCTCTAGTTACTGGAGCAGTTGCAGTAGCACCTGTTGAGGTAATAGTTACTCCTGATGCTCCTTGAATAGTTACAGCACCTGCACCGATCTGTTGGATATTAACAATTGCACCGGTAGCGTATGCCACAGATGAGTTAAGCGGCACAGTAACTGCTATGGCAGCAGCATTACTTAAAGTTACTAGGCGACCATTATCAGTTAAGACTAAGGTGTATGTAGTTCCTGTTTGTGCGTTTAAAGTTAAATTCTGTCTAGCATCATTAATCGTTGGAGTAGTTAATGTTTTGTTAGTTAATGTATCTGTAGTGTTTCTACCTACTAATGTATCGGTAGCCGCAGGTAATGTTAGTGTGGTTGTTCCTGCTACCGCATTGGCTTGTAATGTAGTTGTACCAGATGTTGAACCAGCAAAACCCATACTAGTTACTGGTGATATTGAACCTTTAAAAGCATTTAAATCATCAGAGGTAAGAACGTGTTTAATTGTTGCACCAGAGCTATGTGATACGGCACTAGTACCAGCCCTTGCTCTTACTATTGTAAAGGTGTCAGTTGAAGCACCAGTAATAAAGACAATCTCTTCATTAGCTGTATCAGGATCTAGTGCTACGGTGAATTGATCTACGTTTCCTGATGCTAGTGTTACCCCACCAAGGAGGGCAGTACCAGTTCCAGCAGCGACTGTCATAGTAGTAGCGCTGTTGGATATAGTAGATGCAAGCGTTGTCTCAACGCTTATTGAGCTATATAGACGGGTCATTTACCTTCCTTACTTAACGTAATGTAACCTAATTGGATATTTGTCTTTTAACTTCAACGCTTCCTCGTTTAGTCTCTGTTGGTACAGAGCGTAGATATAGCGTGAAGAAGAAACACCAGCAGTAGATGGAATCTTGCTGTCTGCTGCATCTGCCTCTGCAGATGAAAGATTGATACGGCCTGGATCTAAGAATGATAGTAGTTTGTATGCAGCGCCTAGTGTTACTACATCCTGACAGGATTGTGGTAGACCAGTAACATCAGCAAAGTCATCTGTATTATTATCTAAAGTATTAGCAGTTGTGGTGTACCAAATCTGAACTGTTCTACCAGGTTGTACACTGTCATAAATGCTAACTGTGTTATTAGTATTAAAGGTTGCAGCATTAGCCATACCATCTGCTCGCCAACGGTTAATAGGTAACCATTCTTGGCTTGATCCAGTAGTCTGCCAAGATAGATACAGGATTGACTCTAGGTCATCTGGTAGGGCATAAGTTGTAACGGAAGCATTATAGGTAAAAGTAGTTGAGGTTACTGCCCATAGGTTAGGAAACAAACTATTAATAGTATCGTTAATAGCTTTTTTAATTGCAGTTCTTGGGAATGTTGGTGCCAGGGTAACCTGAGCATATTGAGCGTGTGGAGCAGGTGCAGTACCTTGGTATCCTCTACCAAATCCTGGAATTACGTTAAGTGTGCTAGTTGCTTTATTAAAAGAATCAATCCAAATTAACTCATCATCAATTTCAATAATACCTTTAGCAAGGCTTGCAGAAGAACCAATAGTTATTTCATCACTAGTAGTTGTTAAACCATTAGCATTTGCCACATAACTAATGCGGTCTTGGCGTAAGGTATAACCTTGTAGGTTAGACTTAACCTCATCTACCATTTCATTTAGTGTGCTCATTAGCCTTCTCTCTGTAAAATTTCAGATTGTTTTGCAATCTTTCATCATTTGGACTTAACTCAACTGCTTTCTTGCCGTGCTCTACTGCTACTTTCCATTCACCTAACTGCCAAGCTGATATGGCACATAAGTCATCTGCCATATGACTCCAAGCCCAACCTTCAGACAAGAAGTCCATTTTTCTTTCAGTTATACTTAATGCTCTAGTTGCAGTTCTAAAACAATCTTCCCACTTCATCTGTTGGTAGTAATGATTAGCTAGTGCTAAGACTGCTTCTCTACACAGATACTCATTAATAGATTGTTGTAAATGTTTTTCAGCATTATCAGGATCACACTTAGCCATAATCCGTAGCGCATAAGAACGCTCTGCAGGAAATACTGAAAACTCTAGATATTTCTTTAGAGTCTGTAATCCATCATAAAATCTTTTACGGTAGCAATACTCTCTACCAAGGTAGTAAAGCATCCGAGAATCGGTGGGAGTTTCCTCAACTGCCATCTCTAATATATCTAGGTAATGCTCTCTAGATTTAGAATCATCTGGAAAGTGATGAATTGTTAGATCTACTCTTGCTCTAGTCTCAGGAATCTTATAGGCACAGACTGCCTCGTGTATTGGAAATCTCCAACGATAACCTCTACGGGCGTGGATCTTAACTCCATCAAATGATACAGATGGTGTGCCATCATCATTCCAACCATAAACAAAGTTATGGATAGGTCTAGTAATATTAAACTTTAGAGCCTCTGGTAATTCTTTCTTCCAGTCACCGACTAAGATCTCATCCATATCTAACGATATGCAGTAATCTATTTCAGGTGGTAAAGCTGCTAATGCTGCATTTCTAGCATCATCAAAACGCCAAGGATCTATCTTAATATTAATAACATTAATACCTAAAGACTTAGCAAGTTCTACTGTTTTATCTGTAGAACCAGTATCTGCTATCAGTAGGTAATCTGCATCCTTAGCTGAGTCATACCAGCGTTGAACGTGCTTCTCCTCATTGAGAGCAATCGTATATACGGCAACTTTCAAAAGTCACTAACCTCTTTTAATCTAAGATCAGAGTATGATGGATACTGGATCACTAAGTTAGGTTGTGCAATTACAGCCTTGTACTCTTTAGCAAACTCTCGTAAACCTATATCTATATACCACTCATAACCTTTAAGTTTTTCTGCAAAGTATTTAACCTTTGCAGGATGTATACTGTAAGCGTGAGAACCAGTACTCATAATCTGTTTAAACCAGTACTTGTTTCCTATATTCTCTACTTTGCCAGTATGCTTTGGTAACAAAGCGCCAAGGTAAAATATGTCTGTATCTGATGGTAGATGCTGTATTGCCTCTGCAAACTTTTCATTAAAGCCATCTACAAACTCTGCATCATCTTCTAATACTAAGATACGAGATTCAGGGTTTGCTTCTAAAACTTTTTGATGACTCATAGTTCCTGCAGCAATGGGATTAATACCCAACTCTTTACCATCTATAGCTGAGAATCTTTCAAAAGTTATCCCCAGATTATCTAACTGTGTGGATATCTTTTCTAATCTATCTTTTCGTCTATCAAGATTTATCAAGATGACTTTACTAAAGTAGTCATTAATTCTCATATGGTGAGATTCTACTACATTCCACCCAACATAAGGATTATTGGTAGACCTGTTGCATCTGCGCCTGTCGGACCTGTTGCTCCTGTTGCACCAGTGTCACCAGTTGGTCCTGTAGGTCCAGTCGGTCCAGTTGCGCCAGTCGGTCCAGTAGCACCAGTTGCTCCCGTTGGTCCATTAGGACCAGTCGCTCCAGTTGCACCTGCTGGACCAGTAGGTCCAGTATCACCTGTAGCACCAGTGGCACCTGTTGCGCCAGTAGGACCTGTTGGACCAGTCGGTCCTGTTGGTCCTGTTAAACCTTGTGGACCTGTTGGTCCTGTATCTCCTGTCGCACCTGTCGCACCAGTCGGTCCTGTTGCTCCAGTCGCACCGGTTGGACCAGTTGGGCCAGTATCGCCAGTGGCTCCTGTAGCTCCCGTAGCACCCGTTGGACCAGTGGCTCCTTGCGGTCCAGTTGGACCAGTGTCTCCCGTTGCGCCAGTGTCCCCTGTCGCTCCAGTAG